TAAGTCATTTCAAAAAAGTCATCATCTAATACATCTGGCAATTCCATCTGATTAGATTGAAACATCTCTTCATATTTATCATCAACAAAGCCTTCAATAAATGGAACATCAGGCATATTATTAGCTATGGTATCTCCAAGATTCATTGCACCAGTAACATTGCCTGTACCTAATACAAATCCAATAGCATCACCAATAATATTTTTCGCAGCTTTTTGTTTTTGATTTATTTCAAAAGCTTTTGATTGAAGTATATCTTGTATCTTTGGTTCAGCATTATACCGACTTCTTATAAAGTTTCCTGTAGATACAATGATTGGTGTTTGTGTATTCTTATACATGATAGGACTTGTATATCCATCAGCATCTGTACCCATTAACATATATCGTGCATTTGTAAGTGATGAATTATTATCAACTTCTAATAAAAGATTATCCCCAGCAATATGTTTACCCTCTCTATTAAGGTTTGCTAATCTTTCTACATATCTTGTAAACAAAGGTTTAATACCAATAAACCTTTCGGGTTGTAATGTTGTATCTAATGCAAAGATAGTTTTTCTAGTATTAGTAAGATTATGTACTTCACTTCCAGCATCTATTAATGTATTGCCATTAGTTGTTGTATTTACATCTGTTATATTACCTGACCTAACAAATATTTCATCTTCATTAAATCTAACCATGTTACTTGTTACAATATCATCATGTTTATAGAACTCGTTTATAGATGAAGACACTAAATCAAGAGCAGTATTAATATCCATAGGTGGTCTATTATCTCCACCAAATTGAGAAGCGTGCATAACCATCATAGCTTCATCTACAAATTTATCTGCCATTTCAAATGTCATATCTATTGGCTTACCTTTTTCAACAAGTTTCATTCTTATAGTATCTTTAACTTGTTTTTCTCCTATCGGCTGGTTTGCATCTAATCCTAATGTTACACCCATTGATTGATAATCCATGTTGTTATTAACTACATGATTATACACTTTACCAAATTGTTCAGGTGAGTCTTCTAAATCCATAAAGTTTCTAATAGCTCTCATTCTATTAGAAAACTTTTCGGGGAAGTAACTCTTATTCATAGTAAGAAAACCATTATCTGTGATTACGGTACTATATGCTTCGTGCATTTTAAACAAATCATAGATTGTATTAATATCTGTTATAGCTCCATTCTCAACATTCTTTATTACTCGATACAATGAATCAGGTATTGCTCTGTGTCTTTCAACATATCTTTTATATTCAGGATTCTTCCATTGCATATAAGGTGGTTCACCATTTGGACCAGTACCAATATTATCTATTATCTGTTGTTCAACACCTTGACGTACTGTTTCTGAATTACCAACACCAATAGGTTTTGGTGCTGGGTCTGTAACGCCAGCTAGTTTACTTAAGTATCTGCCAACAGCTTCTATGTCTTGTGAGTCACCACCTATCTCTTCTAATACTTTATTAAACTCTGGTAATGTACTTCTTTCAGTTAAGAATTGTTTTCTAAAATCATTTACTTCTGCTTTATTCATACCTCTTGTTGCATTAGCTAATACACCTTGAAGTATAGCTATACGAGCATATGACTTATATTCTCTTTTATGTGGTACTGTTAGTTCGTTAGTATTGTTAATGTATTCTTTAAATTGAGCATACTTTTCTAATGCCTGTTCTAATCCACCATCTTGTATTAATACTTCTAAATCGTTTGCTAATACCAATGACTCTTCTTGCACTAATAGCGTTGTCATTTTTTCTTTTTCTTTAAACTCATTTGCTTGTACTTTTGTTAAGTTTAAAGCTTGATAGGTACTTCCTGTTTGTTGAACAAACGCTTTTAGTTCAGGACTAGCGTTATTAATGATTGCATCTAAATGAATTGATGAAGCTTCTTGAAATGCTGTTGGACTATTTTTATATTGTGGGTCTTGAGATAACCCTGTCATTATAGTTCTTAACTTTACATCAATATCTTTTTCCATTCGATATTTTAAAGTTTTATCAAATGCTTCTTGTCTTACACTACCAGCATTTGGTAATTGAACTTTAGTAAAATAACCTTCATCATCAAGAGCTGGTAAAACTACTTGTTCTGCTTGTTGAATACCTAATGCTTCTGCATCTTTCACACCTTGTTTATATAATGCACCAGCTATATTAGTTCCAATTTTAGATAATGCTTTATATGTTTCTGCACTTGCACTAGCTTCTGTTTGTTTTACTACACCTATAGGTTGATTTGAAAACTTACGTTTTTCTCTAATCATTGTATTTCTCTTATCTTATATAAGCCTTCTGCCATTGTCGTAGTGCCTGATAACAGACCTAATCTTTCTGAAGCACCTGACCTTTCACTTGTATCTATAAGATTAACTTCAGCCATATTCCGATATTTTTTATTGATTGCATCTTTTTGTATTCTTAAAGCACGAATATCTTTTTGTATTGTTTCATAGTTTGATTCCATCAATGCCATCATAGATGGGTCTGTTAATGAACGACCAGCAAAAGCTGTTGAAACTATATTAGATGATACTGACGAATTATAATCAATCCATCTTTGAGCTTCCATTTCTTTTGCTTGTAGGTCAGCAAGTTCTTTATCTCTTTGTATTTGTTCATTACGTTTTATGCCAGCTTGTCTTATTGCTCTAGCTTGAGCATTACCAGCACTAATACTAGCAACTGTTGTTGCCATTGTTGTTAACATCATTGCTTGTGGAACACACATTAAAAAGCTACCTCTACTATCATGCCGTTAATTTGTAAATCTAGTGGTGCTGTTTGAGTTATTTCAACTCTTGGGTCGCGACTATATCCTAACAATCTAAATTCCTTTTTGCCTGTAAATGGATTAAAAGCCATTTCATCATTTGTAACAGTATCTGTAACACCTTGAATTATTAAAGGTATTGTATTTACTGATACAGATAAAGTAGATATTAAGTCAAGGTTTACTCTTGTTATTGCTCTTGGTTCTCCTGTTAATGGACCACCAGTAACACTTGCATCTACTGGCAATGTTTTCAAACTGCTTGTAAAACTAAATCCTATTTCTGCTGTGTTTATAAGTTTTATTGCTGATACATTTATTTGATTATTAGCCATTGTAAATGTACCAATAAAGTTATTATCTTGTACTACAGCTAGTGATGCACCATTTGCAAAAGGTGTTGATGTTGTAAAGATTCCATTATTAGAAGACGTTGCTGTATATGTCTTTGAACAATCAAGTCTTGATGTTGTCTTTAGTTCTTCTAATACATAGCTATTAGTACCACTACCTAAATTTCTTACAGTAGCTACAAATACTCTATCATCAATAGCTACAACTGAATGATACCTTCCATTAGTTGTCCATTTAACAAATCCAGCTTTCTCTTCATTACGAATAGAATGAAAGACAGCCATACTTCCATCATCATTTATTATAAAAGCATATTGTTCTGGTCTATCAAATGCACCTTTGATTGATGCAATCTGTGTTGGATTGCTTATAAGATGTGATGATATTAAAGATAATGGTGTTGATACATATGCTGATTCTTTATCGCTAAATAAAAATTCTCTTATTGTTTTACCAGTTTTCTGTACATAGATTGTTGCACCATCAAAAGGTAACGGTTTTACAAATGATGCACCAAATGGTGTTTGTCTTCGTATCTGTGCATTAGTTGGTGTAAGACCTTTATCAGCAAAAGATGGTATATATAGTTCTGATGTTGTTGTAAAGATTTGTAAATCACGATTAGCTGTAAGATGTCTTATGTTATTAAATTCACCAACATTGATTGTCATTTGTATGCTATCTGAATCACCAGCAGTACCAACATCAAAGTTAAAATACTCACTTGTTTTAGAAGACCATATAGCATCAGGTTGACTTGTTGTTCCACCTAACCACAATCTATCTTCGTGAAATGTAATAGCTTGAGGATAACCTCTATAATCAGAATAACTTGCTTCATCAAAATCTGTATCTGCTGTTGTACCAACGAGTGTTTTTCTTACTGTACCAGTTGCTTGAGTTGCACTTGTAAATCCTGTTATAAGTATTTCGTTACCTTTATAGCGTATAATAGTACCAACATGAGCAGAGTTAAAGTAGTTGGTTGATGTTGTTAAAGTAACACCAGACCCTGATGTTCCACTTGGGGTAAGTGTTGTACCACTTGTTGCAAAAGCAAAGTATGGTTGAAACTTCTGGTCATTAGCTGTGGTTTCATCAAATTCAAAAGTAGATACTTCAAATGCTGTAGCACTTGTTCGTGTTATCTTTCGTATCATAAACTCTGGGTGAGCAACAAACATAACATCAGCGTTCTGTGTTATAGTCATACGCTCAAGTCTTGCCTGTGTAAAAGGTAGAGCATTATTAGATGTATCTTGAGTTATAGCTGTTAAAGCTGTTACAGCACCAGTGCTAGCATTAATTCTAAATATATCTAATCGTGCATTACTAAAGCACATGATATATCTTTCATCATCACTAAATAAGAATGGTTCTAATCTTTGTTCTAATCTATTAGTAAGATTAGGTGTTCCATTTAATGTAGCAATATATTCGGAGCCAGTTCTTCTTTTTACTCCACCTTCTGCTAATAAGAATAAGTTTCTTACTTCTTCTGCACCTTGAACATAAGTATTTAAATCAGTTCGCATAGTCATTGCTGGACTGATTTCTCCTCTCTCAAAGTTGTTTTGAGGAATACGAATCTTCATTAGCTTATGACCTACGTTCTTTTATAAATCTACTTGTATTAAGTTTCCTTGTTGTTTGTTGCTGACTATCCATTGTTCTAGCTTTTTGCATAAAGAATCTTGCATTAGTGAACATCATATTTGATAGTCCTTCATCTCTTGCAATACCTAAAGCAAATTGTCCAGCCAGTTCATAAACAAGTGCTTGTGTAAAATATGATGGAAAGTTTACTTCTGTTTGTCTAAAACTAAAGTCTGCAATAACTTCATCATTTACTGTTGCATCACAAAATGCAGTACGTCCATATATATCAAATTGTATAGGACTTTTATTTACTGTTAATGTATGAACATATATTGAACTAGATGGGATAGCATATGCTGAATCATATCTACCAGTTGGTGCATCTGATAATCTGTTTAATACTTGTTGATTAGATGCAAACCTCCACCTTGTATTTACCAAAGCAGAGCGTGTTGTATCTTCATATAAATTTACAGCAACAAGAGCTTCATTAGTACCATCTTCAAAAGAAGTCATAGGTGAAGCACCTATTAAAACTAAAGCACGATTACATACATCAATCGCTGTGGTTGCTGTGGTACTTGTTACTGCCATTTAGATTAGGGGGATTTCTCCCCCTACTCCTATTTAGTCGCCATCAGTTTGTACAATAACTGTACCATCTGATACATCAACTACTGTTCCATTATTTGATACGCAAACACACCAATGATGTGTAGGTGTATTGCTATCGTGGACCATAATAACATCACCAACTCTAATCATATTTGCAGAGTCATTAAAATAACCAGAGTTATTAACAGTACCAATAGCATCAGTTGTTGTATAAGAGAATATTCTTTTGTCAGAACTTAATGACATTAATGATAAATTAGCGGAACTATAAGCCATTTAATCCTCCTATGTGTTATTATCTAGAAGTTCATAGACACCATTGTCATCAATAACAACAGCACCCATAGACATCATAGATGTGGTTAAATGTGAAACTCTTTCTGGAACATAGTTAACTTCTGTTGTTACATCAGAGCCGATTCCTAAACCAACTGCTGAAGTATGATAACATAAGTTTTTACCAGCAGTTACTGCAGAAGTGCTGAACCACATAAATGATAACCAGTTCTTGGCTGTCATTCCACCAGCATATGGTAGTTGTGCTTCACCGATATAGTCTGCATTAGAAAACTCGTCAATAGTAAACAAGTCTGCAAAACCTTTAGGGTGCATTGCACAATATCTTTGTCCATCTTCTGGAATGTCTGCTGTTCCAAAAGTTTCAAATAATGATAACACATCAGCCCTTTGTAGTGCTGAACTTGTGTCATGTAATTGTGTAGAGTTCGCTCCTGAATCCATAGCTGTTACAAGTATTTCATCAGTTTTTCTACCTAAAGCACCAGCCGCGCTCATTGCGATTGCCTGTCTCTCATTGATATTAGTCTTCAATTCGTCCAACTTATCAATGTATTCAGGTGCATAATGGTCAGACATTGTTGCTTCAACTGTGGTATGTGTAAGCTCCATTGGAGTTACAATTCCGTTTCTGCTCTTTGTATTAGCAGAACCTTTACCAATCTTTTGAAAACGTACTGTGTTACCTCTGACACTACCAAC